TAACCCTTTAAGCAATACCCCCAAAAAGGGGGTTTTGATTAATCAGGCTGTGTTTCCGTGATTGCAGATGTAATTTCTAAAGACATGTTGTACATTACTGCTTCATCTTTTGCGATTTCCACCGTAGATCTTGATACCTGTGAAGTAAACTCGTACTGCGTCCCGTGTGTCGCTCCGGTATTTGAGAGCTCGATTTGGATATCGATCTCTGTGTTATTTGCAAATGCATCTCTAACAGTTTGTTGGGCCAAACCTGTAGTATCCACATCTAGGAGTACTCCGATGTCAAATGTTCCTCTTTCAATTGCGCCCAAAGACTTTGTAGAATCGTTTGTTGACAAACAACCGTAGGATTGCACGGGTCTTGTTTCTTCGAGCCCTCCAACCGTTTGGATACATCCTAGTTGCTCATAAGTAGCGCCACCGTCATCGCTGACTCTAATTATTGTACCTGTAGAATCGATTTTATTTATTGCCATTTATTTTTCCTTTATATATAAAATTCGTAAGCATATTTACCGAAATATAAACCATCCCAACCGGTTATGATTTTCCTAGGGGTGCGGAAATGAACCCGCCCACTAGTTGTATCAATCCATTGGTTCATTAATATATTATCAACGTCGGCCAATATTTCTAGCATTCTTACTTTTGTTAGTGCATAGATAGTAATATAAACAGTCCCATATTGTAAACTATAATCTCTATTACCACCCTGCAATGTATTTTCTAGGTATTCAACACCATCAGATATTGAAACCCATTCTGTTACACCAAACCCACCATTTACATTTGGTTCGTTTGGTGGATCATATTCTGTGCCACTAAAATGTGTATTAATACCTATGTTGTTCAATGAAGTCCAAAGGTATTCGTCAATGTTTATTTCAACCATGATACCCCTTATAGTTTCTTAAGAAATCCCTAAGTATTGGATCACCACCATCAGGCATTTGTTTTGAACCCAACCACCTATTCGCAGATGGTGAATAGTATCTACCTGTCCATAATATAGCACTATAATTTGCTTTATTTTCGACAATGTTATCGTTAACAACCCATTCGTCTTTAGAGTGCGGCGCGGTATCATCTTCCGGCCATTCTCTTTTAATAACTTCTTTGAAATCCTTAGCCATTTCTTTTGCTAATTCTTCAGATCTTTTAAGTAATTCATTATACATAATCTACCTTTGTATAGTTTTAGCAAACACTTCCCATAACACAGTTGTATTTTGAGTTGTAATAGGTTTAGCGGAGGTTATTTCAAATTTCTTGTTATTATATAAAACAAACATGTTCTCGCGGACGTCTTTGTCTGTCACAAATGAAAATTTAATCGAGCTATTGATTATTAATTCCATTCTAGGGGCATCCTCCCCTGTAAATTTCAAGCTGTTTAAATCTTCTTGCACTAATTTTATAGGACTAGATAAATAAGTATCGTTCTTTGTTCCTGTTTGTGGATCGTAAACCCCAGGGATTACCTCTACTAAATAAGCGTCATCACCATAGGTATTTATTAAATCTTCTGCTATTGCGAGCATATCATCAGCAAACATTTATTCTCCTTTCGCTGTAAGTTTAAGCGCGGGCCAAATCAACTGTATTAAATCCAATAGAGGCAAATACAGCGTTATATCCTTCTAAGCAATGTTTAACATCGCTAGATATCCCACCAACGGTAGTATCTTCTGTATAAGTTACACTAACCGGGCCGACTTTTGCGCTTTTAATCTCTTGCGTTCCAAAAGAAGTAAATGTAGGTGAATTAACTTCGCTAACAGCGATCTTAACTTGCGCCGAATTAATACATTCTTCAGGCGCCACCGGAAATTCGATTCCATCCAAAGCCTGAATATAATTAAATGCAGCAATTAAATAACGTTTTCTATCGTCTTCACTTAAAGCTAAATATTTATCACTTCCTAATAAGGTCGCGGCGATAGTATCCGCCTGCGGTAAATCCACAAACGAATTATATCCCGCATTTGGATATATTACCAACATATCGGGCCTTAAGCTACGTTAACCAAAACACCTGCGGTTGATTTATCATCAGTTGCAACTTTTGTCCAGTTAGTTGTGGTTTCTAAATCACTTTGAAGTGGATTAGTTGGTCCGACATATGAATAACCCCCAACTCTAAGCAATACATCACTCTCTGCCTGTATTCTATATTTAAGGTTTTCATTACCTGAAACAATTTCGTTATAAATTTGTCTAGCTGATGTTTCTGCCATTCTTAGTGCACCGTTTGTCAATCCAAGGATTGCTTCACCAGCTGCCACACCAGCCAGTCCTGATGCATCTGTCACGAATACAGGTCTTCCTAAAGTTGCAGTTGTTCCTGTTTGGATAGCACCACCGGTTACGCTATCGATATTATAGTTAGCAATTGCATCCCCCATAAGCTTATGGTATTGATTACCGGTCATTACCCAACTTACAATATTTCTAGACGCGTCACCAAATTTAGCAAGACCATCATTAAGGAAGCTAAAACTAACATCAGCAGTTCCATCACCAGTAATAATGTTTGTGTTTGAACCCAATGCACCAACTGTTGCACTAATTCCTTGATTTAGCATAAAATTTACTAAACCAACACCGATTTGTTCACCAATAGCCATTGAGAAACTATCTGCGTCAGATCCATAACGTTCTGCATCAACTAGTTTGAACTCAATTGCTCCCGTACCGAAGTATACTTTAATATTATTCGCATCAATAGAGTCAATGTTTTTAACCGCAGCGGGTGTATCAACCGTTGGATCTCTTCTCGCGATTATATTAGCAATCTCTGCCAAACCACTGAATTCTTCTGCATCTCCCATAATGTATTCTGTGCTAAGCGAGATTGCACCATTTGTACCTGCGTTGAAGTCCATGATGTTTTGCATCAATACCTCGGTCATTGCTGTCTTTACAACTTCGTTATCTATTTTTAAAGCCATTTATTTTCCTTTTAATTCATTTGTTTCTTTACTAGCTCCAAATATTTCTCAGAGCCTATTTCTTTAATTAATTTCGCCTTCTCTGAAGGTTTCAAACTATTAATTTTAGGCATAGCTTTCCCGCTGTTACCTTGTTTCGATCCGGCGCCTTGTTTGATTGTATTTTTAAATAGAGGCAAATAATTTTCGTCGGTTTGAATTTCCTTTAATTTGTCTTCTATAGTTAAAGGATTCCCATTTGGACCATAAACTATTCCACCTTCGTCTTTGTAAACAATCTCGCCGTCATTATATTCCGCGCCATCCCTAAGCATATTAAGAATTATTTCTTTAGTCTTAGGGGTTGCCGCAGGAATATCTTTTGTGAGTAGTGCCCTCTCCAGGGCAGAATCCCGTTTGAATGAATTAAATTCATTAATGATTTGTTCCTTCTCTGTTGCGATCTCTTGCAATTTTGCCTCCAAGTTAGGATTCTCAGAGGTCTCTTCTGTTTCTTTTTGTTCTAAATCTCTTAATCTTTGTTTTAATTCGTCTCTTTTATTAAAGGCCTTTTGCGCTTCCTTTTCGAGAAAATTTAATCTATCTAACAATCTTTTGTTGTTTTCAATGATTTCATTTATGTCGACTTCAACATTGTTTACGTTAATAGTATCTTTATTGATTTCTGTTTCTGTTTCTGTTTCTTTCATTTATGCTCCTTATTCGGCCAAAGACCTTATTTAGTTTGAATATCAGCAACCACTTTAGGAATAAATTCCCCGGTTACTAACATTTCCATCATTTGTTCCTGGTTTATAGTGCCCGCGTTTAATAGTTCCAATAATACATTAATTTCGTCTAATGTAATAATAGTGCTAGTGAAATCTTTGTTAATTAAAGCAACAATTTGTTCTATATTAAGCATATCACAATAATAAACTAATGATTTATTAAAACCGTCTTCAATAATTCTAGCAACCATTGTAAGGAAACTTTCGTCTTCAGCAATTTCCGCAGATACCTGCACCGCGTTCTTTGCAACATCACGTTTACTAACTAAAGATATTGCTGTGTCCATCATTGCGTTTTCTAATTGCCTTAAATCATTTTGTAATAAGTCAGTGCTAGCCCCTGACATTTCAACCCATTCAAATCCACCTGATTCTTTGTCCGCAAAACTTAAAGCTTTGTCAACCCCGACCACTATTTTGGTTTGTCCTTCTATACCATAAAACGTAGGAATAGGACACGCCGCTATTCTTAAATAACGAGACAACTCAGACCGTCTATTTACCCACTCAATATTTAATTTCGCTAAATCAAGCAATGGTATATCTACTTTGGACTGCGACATTGAAAACCTAACAACCGGGATATAATTTAAATTTGTTTCCTTTATTTCATTTAGCTCTCCATTGATCTCTATTTCGACTATCGCTTTGCCGTCGATTAGTTTCCACCGATATAAATATTCGTTTACAACCGGAACCCAATCCACTAGCTCTTCGATATTTGTTATATAAGTAAATAAAATTACTTCGTTGTTTTGTTCAAAGTATTCCTCAACGGAATCTGATGGTATAACATATTGATATACTTCTTCACCATTGTTATCCGTCATAAGATACACTTCTCCTAATAACAATAATTCTTTTGTCAAATCAAGTAAAGTTCTATTATTTTGTTCTATAAAGGAATCATTTACCTCATTGGTATAAGTAACTTCCTTTCTAAAAATCAAACTAATTGCATTTTTAATAGTGCGGCGTAAATAATTTTGCATCGTTAGATTACGCAATCTATATTTATAACTATCGTCTGTTTCTTCAACGAACCGTTCTATATATTTCTTAAGGGTTTCACTTCCTCCAAAGGTATCCCTCATCATTTGTTTTTGATAATCCATCAAACCATCCTTCTATTTATTACTTTGTTATCCATCTTATGATATTTGTTATAAATTAAATAACGTAAGCTGTCATTTATATCATCGACTGTTCCTGCTCCACCAAACTTCTGTGGATTTCCATTATCGTCCCAAGCTTGTTGTTCTAATGCTTCGATCAATTTGTTTGCTTTTGGATGAATTACTATTTTATTATCCTGAAACATTTTGTTTACCCATACGACAGTATCAGTTACAGCAGGGTTTCGTTTACCTGCAATAACTGAGGCATTAGGTATTTTCCTTAGTTCAGATAGTTCCACTCTTGAACTGTTAGAGTTTGTTAATCCGCCTGAACTATCAGGGTATATATTAATCCTAGCGGTATTATATTTGTTAACAATATCTGTCAAATAATCTTTGATTTCAAATACATTTGGTGGACCGCTGCTCTCGAAAATATTTATTACCCCCAGCAGTTCAAACGATAAAGTTAATGCACAATATCCTATGTTGAAATCCACACCGACATTGATCTCTTTAATTTCCGCCGGTATTTCAAATTCTTTGACGTGTATGTCTCTATTGAAATATTCATAAACATTACCATTCTGTAAATTTATATATTGACCGCCTAAATAAGCTTTCAATACATTATCAGGATATTGCTCTTTTAAGCTGTCGATATAACTTTGCGGGACAAATTTATTACTAGTGGTTTTAGCAACAATAATTTTACTCTCTTTATCCTTCAATCTATTTTCTAAACTATAAAGGAAATTATAACTCTCAGGCGTGCTTACAATAAATAAAGGATTTGGTTTATTTAATATAACACCATTTTTATCCTTTAGAGGTTGTCTATTACGACCTAATATTTTAATATAGATTTCTTCCATTTTATGCTTAGGTAATAAATCTGCTTCATCTATAAAGATCCCACCGTATTCTGTTCCAACAATCTTTGATGGATCCTGCATTGACCTAAAATGTATCTCGCCGCCACCATGAATTTTAATACTAGCTGAACTTTTATTTAGTGTATATTGAACACCTAATGTTTCTAATAATTCTGTAAAATTTGGGTAAGCAATATCTCTAATCAAACCATACGTCGGTAAGAAATAAGCAAAGGTATTTAATGGGTGTTCAATCAATAAAGTAATTGCCTTAAAAGTTGCAATGAAACTTTTGCCGGAAGCAAAACCCGCACGGAATAAAACAATCGGTTCTGTTGCGTTAAAGAAATCAAACTGTGGTTTTGATAGTTCCATTTAATTCTCTGTGTTATAAACACTAATATTAACATCGATTGTATTATCACCGTCTGTATAATTAGCGTTATAATATCCCGCGACAAATGCTTTATCTTCCATTGCTTTATTTAATACCCAAGCTTTATTTTGTTCTTCACACCATTCTATCAACCTAGGATATTTTCCTTTTAACTTATTATAATCAACAGGTAATAGTCCTAAATATAGCATCAAATGTGTTCTGGTTTTTGGTATATCCTTATTATTATAAAAGGCTTTGATTTTACTTAGCATTATAAATCCTTTAAGAATTCGTTTGCTTTGTCTTCTTTAATTGCCTCGACAATAGTTTTTGCGATATCTAAATATAAATCGTTTACAATCTTTTGTATATTTAATTGAAACTCTCGCTCTCGTAAATGTAAATCAATTAATGTTTTGTTATCTAAATCACCTAAGCGTTTTAAAATCTCTTTTTCCGTCGCGGCGCGTTGTATCAAGCCAACGGGTGCGTTTTCCTGCAGTTGTTTTATTTGTTCATCAAATTCCATTGATATCCTTTCCGGCCAGTGGCCTATTTCCCGAATATAGTTGAACTACTTTCGGCTGTTTCAAAATTAACGTTAATATTTGTATCTGAATTAAATTTATAATTCTTATAACTAGTATTTCGCATTTCTTTAAGGCATTTGATTGTGAAATCATGCCCTTCCTGGGTTACCGCTCCGTTGTATATAACCCTTGTTGGCGGCCTTTCTATAACGATTGATTTAATCGAAGGATGGGCCTGAAACAAAGGGGACTCAATAGAGCACCCTTGTAATAAAATTAAAAACGGTAACCATTTCATTTTATTCCTTTGGTATTACGATGTCAGCTATGCCGTCGCCATCTAAATCTATATTGATGCTATCTTCATCTTTCGTTATTTTAGTTTGCCCGAATATTGTTGGTCCATCGAATAACTCTTCGTCAGGTTTTCCGTCGTTGTCTAAGTCCGTTGCAGGACAAGCATTAGAATTAATATAAGGTTGATTAACTTTATTAATAATATCATCTTGTTCAGTTGCGTTAGGTGCAACTAAATTAGAGCAACCATAAAACATATCTGGTGTATTTATAGCATTTGTTGTATCTATTTTGTCAATACATTCTAAACCAGAACAACTATAAAACATATCCATAACATTTGCTGATGGTTTAGTAGTATCAATATCACTTGGCATTTTAATGTAGGTTAACCTATAACTTCCTTGGAACATAGACCCCATATTAGTAACACTAGAAGTATTAAAGTTACTAACATCTAATGAAGTTAAATTCCAACAGTTATCGAACTGATATTGCATATTAGTAACATTAGAAGTATCCAAGTTACTAACATCTAATGAAGATAAATCTTGGCAATTATAAAACATATATGACATATCAGTAACATTAGAAGTATCCACTGTGCTTTCAAATATAATTGTTGTTAAAGTCATTTGATTGCTCCCTGGATGAAACATATATGACATATCTTTAATACCATCGGTTTTGTGCACCGTCACTTCAGTTACATCTTTAGAAGAAGCAACGTCTTTAAATTTAATATAAGTAGCGCCGGAGGCTTTAACTAGATAAGTACCGTCACCATTGTTAGTAATATTAGGGATTGCGTCACTATTGAATTCCGGTGTTGAAGTAGAGGTAACTGTCATTTCAAAGTCAGCTATAGGACAATCACCAGGGTTAATCCACGGTTGATTGACTTTATTCGCTATATCACTCTGGGCGGTTGCGTCTGGCGCAACTAAATTAGAGCAATTAAGGAACATATCAGTTGTATCAGTTGCGTTAGTTGTATCAATCTTCGAGATACATTCTAAGCTAGAGCAACCATTGAAAATTGAACTCATATTTGCTGCTGGTTTTGTTGTATCCATATCATCCGGCATTTTAATATAGGTTAAATTA